GGCGTTTCTCCACAAGAAGCACGTAAAGTTGTAACCGATAAAGCTGCCGAATACGCAGCCCAGCTACAAGGTTCAGTTGCTGCATCTTGACGTGACTCAATAACCTCACCAAACTCTTGCAATCTGTCAATTAAATCTTCACCTTGTGCAACAGGAGTCTCAACAGGAACCTCTGGAACGGCTGGAGTTCTAGAACTTCTGGCGCTTTAGGACTTATTAAGGCGGTAATTTCCTTAGCAAGCTCGGCTTCTCTTTCTGCATAGAACTCTAGTTCGCCCTCATTGAGTAATCGAGTAGGATCTGATTTCCTACTTTCAATCATCTGAAGTTCGGCTTTAAGGCTTTCTACTCGCTGGGCAGTGGCTGGGTCTAAGCCTACTGTAGATACCATAGCAGCTACTGGAGCTACTACGCTAGGAGGAACTATGGATGATGGAGCTAAATCATCTTCCTCTACCGTGGCAGCTGGAGCAGCGGGGGGCGCAGGTGGAACACCTGTTCCAGTTGGGGCAATAGGAGGAACTGGTGGAACACCTGTCACTGGCAACTGGTTTCCAGTGAGACTTGCCCTCATCTGGGCATCTATTTCTTCTTTGGTCGGCTTAATAGGTTTAGGGGCATTTGCCTCTTCTACCGTTTTGGCTACTGCTCCACGGTACATACCTGGACCAGCACCACCCATGGCGCCCAGTACAAAGTTGGCAAAAGACTCTTCGCCAATCTCTTTAATAACAGATTTGTTAACACCGATGTCACTGGCAATACCTTCCAAAAACTCTTGCGTACCTCCTTCCAAGGATCCAGCTGTAGTTCCCAAGGCAATTCGACCTAAACGGTTTTTAACTGGTCCAGTCATTAACTTGTCAAACTGACCAGTCACCAACTTACCTGTAATGACATCGCCAAATGCAGCAACTGAACCTTGTAGCTGGGCTGCGTATTCGGCAGCTTTATCGGTTACAACTTTACGTGCTTCTTGTGGAGAAACGCCTTTTTCCAGCATTGTTTTGTAATACGGGCTTGCTGCTACCAGCTCTGCATCACTTAGTTTGCCAACGTACTCTTGCGCATTTTGGACGGCTTCACCAGCGCCCATACCAAAACCCACTGTGCCTACGGCTTTAGAACTCTTGGTAAGTAAAGCCGTTCCAATAACAGGAGCTAATGAGCCAAGAATCTGAGATCCTTGTAGAGCGTATCCCACAAAAGACGGGTCTTTACCAAAGGAAAGGTTCTCAACGCTACGATTTTGAATAGCCTCAAGGATATTACCTGCTACTTGGGACTCAGCAATACGAGCTTTGCCTACCTCAGATACGCTTTCAGTTAAGGCTTTGGACTTTTCCTCGCCATATTTAGCCAAGGCTTCTGTGCCAGGAATTCTAGGAACTTTGGAAATAGCCCTGTCTAAAGCTATTTCATTGTCCTTTTGACGCTCCTGCTGCTTCTCAAAAGACTCACCAGTAGCGTTCTTAATAAAGGCTTTGGTTACATTGGTAAGTAGCTGGGCTGGACCTGTACGAACCAACTCTTCTGCAAATGTAAGTGGTCCAATCTTTTCAACGGGCGCAATACCCTGTTGTTCTAATACTTGTCTTGGAATGTTTCTGGCAGCAGATTCAAGACCTTGGGGAATGGCTAGTGTAGGACGAATGGCGCCAGCAGCAAGCATCTTGCTGGCATCTTCTAGACCAGTTCCTGTCGTGTAGGGGACATATTGTGCAAAAGGATTGGCTTCAGGGGTTGCTTTTGGGGTGGGTTCAGCCTTCGGTTGCTCAACAAATTTAGCAAACGGGTTTATATCCTCTGGCTTAGTTGCCATAAAGCAATCCTTTAAATTTTGTGCAGTTACTTACCTAAAATCTTACTTGCTGCACCTGGTCCAAATATTTTATCAAACTGTTGCGCTGCTACATCTTTATCTGTTCTAGATTTTAACGCATTAATTGCATCTGCGGTAGGCATTGGATAACTTGTTGGAACAGCAGGTTTTTTGCCTCCAGGCGCAGGGGCAGCCACTGGGGTTTCATTAACTACTGCCGTTTTACCCAAAATTTCCAGTGCTTCTTTAGGCAGAACACGTTTAGCTTCTATTTCGGCTGCACGGTTAAATGCAGCTGGGTCTTTACGATAGAGTTGATTAAATGGATCTTGTTTAAGCATTTTGTCCTTAACATCGTCCAAGATGTCTTTATACAAGCTCGCATACTTAAGGCGCAAATTAGAATCCTTAGTGGCTGCTGCTAAACCAGCATTAGCTCTAGCATTAAGCATACCAAGCTCTTTAGCATCCATTTGACCTAAAGAAGTAGTCAAAGCATTTTGCAGTGCAACATCTCTGCCAAACTTAGAGGCTTCTCTCTTTTCAACTTGACCCAATAAAGCTCTCTTCATTTCTGCTTCACTTGCCTTGCCTTTTGCATAAGTGCCTAACCCAGACTCACCAGCCTCACCCAATTCAGCAAGGAAATTGCCACGTTTTGTAGGGTCAGAACTTCCCCTCATTAATGCCAAACCAGTATTAGTAAAAGCTGCGTATGGGTTCATACGGTTGCTTTCAGCTAATGATTTGCGAATTTCTTCTTCCGAAGACTTTGATTCTTTAAATGGATCTTGGTCTTCAAACAAACGCTTAAACATTGCGCTTTCACGTTCTTGCAACATTTTTCTGCGTTCTGCAGTGGTATCAGATAGTTTTGGATCTTTTAGGTTTACTATATCGCCAGTTTTAAAAGCAACAATGCCGCCTCCAGCACCAGCTGTCATTTCTTCTGGAACCATGTCGCCAGTTCCAATAGAGGCAATACCAGAACGCCCTAAGGCTTGAGCCATAATCTGATCTGTCTCAGGATTCATAGCCATTCTGCGATGCAACATTAGTAGCTTTTCAATTTCCGCTGCTAATATAGGATCGGTAGATGGGTTGTTTAACATTTCTGTTAATTCTTCATCTGACATTGAGGAGATGTCACCACCACCTGCATACGTTAAACCACCTTCTTTGTATCCTGGACGACCACCAAAGCCACCAGACATGCCGTAGATACCTAGGGCAGACATACCTAAACCGCCTAACTGCGAAATTTGACTAGGTGGTGCGGTATATACCTGTTGGGCAGACTGAGATAATGGGATACCACGAGTCATATCAGACATAAATGCCAACTGCTGATATGGATAGTTACGTTGCTTAAGGAAGTCTTGGTATGCCAAGTCCAAACCTTGTTGAGCCTGTGCTTGTTGGATATTTCCAACGTTTTGGATACCTTGATTAATTGCTTGCTCTTGTCCAAACTGAGCAGCGCCAAGCTGACCTAATGTGCCAGCCATTTGACCAGCTTGACCATAGCCAGCTAATTGACCTTGAAGACCTTGCAATCCTAAGTTAGCACCAAACTGTTGGGATCTTTGAGCATCTTGGAAAGCATTCTGAGTTCCAGTGGCCTGAATATTAGCTAAACCTTGTTGTAAATTTCGATTACGTTCCTGCTCACCTAACAGTTGTCTAGCCCCACCATAGGTTCCTTGACGAGCAGATCCTAAATTTGCACCAATATTACGCATCTGGGCATCACGGACCGCCTCGTTCTTTTGTACATCTAAAACATTTTGCATGTATGGAGACATGTACGCTTGTGTGGCATTTGGATTGGTAGCTTGGTTAGCATACTGTTGTCCAACTTGACCCAGTTGATTAGCTGTACCAATTGATCCCAGTCCAGAAACGCCAGCCATAGCAGTGCCTGTTCCTAACTGACCAGCTGTTTGTTGATTAAGCGTGTTTTGAAACGCTTGTTGTTGATTAGTATTAAATGGTGAAATACGTTGACCACCATAGGCTTGATAAGGATTTTGATTAATGTCTGTTAATGCCTCAGTCTTGCCAAGCATTGACTCTACATATGGACGAGCATACTCAGGAATAGAGGTATTGGTAACAGTCTGTTGTGCTGGAGGAGGAGGACTACCACCGCCCCCACCGCCGCCAGTTGAAATACAAGCTCTTCTGGAGCCATCAAAACTGTAACCATTCAATTTATTAGGTATTAGCATCTAAATGCTCCTTACAATATTCATCAAATCTTTCATAAAAAATATTTTTCCACACTTCTGGAAGAATTTCTTTAGCTTTTTCTAGACCAACACAAACTTGTACTGCGTAAGCAATAATATGACCAGACGCATACCTTAAGCTGTGCGCAATCTCAATTCCATGAGGATCTTTATCACGCTCAAACTTATTGGCAGTTTCATATGCGGTAACTACTGTCATCCACATAGGCCATATTTGCTCCTGAATACTTCTATAAAAAGGGTTAGCTTGCAGATAAACCAACGCTATTAAAAAAGCATTGTTAATTTCTTTTTCGCTTACATCCTTATCTTTATCAACCAAATCATCCCAAGTATGGGACATTACTACAAACATTCGAAACATATTTAAAGCATCTTGATTGCCACCAAACCAATCTAGCTTTCCTTCGGTGCAATTCATGCTAATAAATGTTTTTTAGCTTTAGTATCTTTTGCTACATTTTTCTTGCCAATAGTTTTTTTTCGACCAGCTTGAATACGATCCATCATGGCATATAAACGTTTAGCACCAGCATCGGTAGAACCATTACCTATTTCAGAAACAATACGGGCTGGAATAACAAACTCTCCATCCGCTAATCTAGCTGGCTGTTTATCTGCAATCGTAGCTGGGATGTCATCAGATACGCCGTCTCCAGGTCCTTTGAGTAAGCGACCACCATCTGAGTAATCTCCTAACGATAAGCCACCATCAGCCATTTTTACAATACCGTATTGACCTTCTAGTGGGAAAGCGTTGTTATTACCACCGCCATAAGATGCCAAACCTGAACCGTCATCACCGCCATAACTAGATGACATTTGTCGTGTATTTTGTTGTGCAGATGGATTAAACATACTCATTAAACCGTTGCCTGATAGACCTAGTGATTGTTGTGCACTAAAATCTCTTTGTGCGGCTTGACCAAACGTATCAGAATTAGCGGAATCATCGTATGGAGAAATACTCCCGTAAGGACTTTGCGCAAAAGAAGGTTGAGTCTGTGCAGTTTGTTGCGCCCCAACAGCCCCAAGCGGACCGCTTATAGGAGGTAACTTTGGAAAGGTAGAGCCATTACCAAAGTCAGGCATCCCACCTTCGGCATATTTCTTAACCTGACCACCAGCCGCCATCGGTTGTGGATTTGTAGAATAACGATCAGTATTTGGATCAAAACTATAACCACCAAAAGATGAAGTTCCCATCATAGGTTGATCAGCAACACTATAGCGTTGTGTACCTTGATCAAAGTTGTATTTTGGTATTTGTGCTTGCTGGCCTTGTTCTGCTTGGCTGATCATATCTTCAATAAGAGTTAATCCACCAAATCCATATTTTTTTACTGACCCACCGCTGGCATATCCCATATTAAATAGACCTTTTTGGAGATTACCCTGATCCATACCCATGGCGGAGTAATCACCGCCTAGTTCATCATCATAGCCTCTCATAATCCCACCACCAGCAGCATTCACTGAACTACTTTTAGGCAAAGGAATATTTGGGTTTGCAGTACCAGTTTTAGCTGAGTATGGTTGCATTGCCGCAAAGTTCTGATTAAAATAATTGCGCTCTCTGGTATCCATAATTGGATTACCTGATGCGTCATATGATGCAGTAGCGTATGGGGATGGGTAAATTCCTGTTGGTTCATTTGGTGTTGATGTGTACTCAAACGGGCGAATCATGCCAGGATCTCCAGCTGATGCAGGAGCTTGTGCTCCTTTTCCTCTACCGCCTAATAACTGCATAGCTGCTGTACCAGCTAATCCATAGCCAAGCATGTTCATTCCTTTTGATGCTGCTGCTTTTTTAGCTGCTTCTTCAGCTGCTACCTTAGCAGTTGCTTCTTGTGCCGCATATTCCGTTGCCATACCAGCTTGTGCTCCACCCTCTGTTACTGCTGCTGCATCTAATAAAGAAGCGGCTTCCATAGCTGGGGTTACAGTATTTACTGCTGTTGACATTGGAGCTACTGCTTGACTAGCCAAAGCACCAGTTGCTCCACCAGCAGGAGGCGTTACAGCCGCACCAAATCCTCCAACTCCCGCAGCTGTCATTAAACCAGCGCCAGCGCCACCAATAAGACCACCAGTAAGCATACTGTTAAGAATATCTCCGTCACCAGTAATAGCAGAATAAGCGCCACCAACACCAGCGCCAATAATAGCGGTTCCAAGAATAGCGGACCCTCCTCCAATAAATGCAGCTGTGGTAACAAATGCCATATTATTTTCCTCCCTCTAGTAGAGGCTTTGAATTATCTACACACATATTTTCCAGCTTTTCTATATCCGTTTCAGGCGTTGAATATATGTTCTGGAAGACTACGGTTTCTATAATGTAAGCCACTTTTCTGCCTGGTTTAGCCATAAATGTCATAGGAGCAACTAGCTCTTTGGTTGATCCATCTTCTTGTAGGATCATCATACGACCAGACATCATATTGCAGAGATGCTCCATGCGATGATGTTTGCCAATAATTAAAGCACCAGTTGGCATGGTTACTTCTTTGATATAGATATTTGGTCCAAAATGGTGCTTCTCTTCGCACTGAATCTGAGGCTGGGCAATAGCAGCTTCATATAAAGTATTTACCTTCTGCTCTAACGGAGAAGTATCTTTATGTTTCAGTGCAACAACGCTCATATTTGTGCCTTGAACTTGTACTTAGGATTGTCCGACCGCATAACCTGAGCGCCCAACTGTTGGAACATTTGTATTGTGATGGGTGATGGAATAGAGTCATATACAGTATTAATACCTTTTTTCTTAAGGTAGTCATAAAAATACTGCATATCATTAGCAAGATCTTCTATAACGCCTACTGTAAAGAAATGAATCTGAGCAACGCCTTTACCTAATGGTTTAAAACCCATAACCGAGCTTTCAAACGGTATTAATTGAAGGCCATTTTTAATTTCTTTTCGTACCCCAATCATTGCCTTATCTACAGGTAAACCCTGATTCTTAAAGTAATTAGCAATTACTTTCATTATTTGTATCTGCTTAATATTCTCATTAGCAGCAGTCAACCCACCTTTTGCCATGGCTTGAGGCGGCATTCCTGGCAATCCTGCAGGGGCCATTTGTGGTTGCATTGGCATCATTGGTATAGGCATACCTTGACTACCAGACTGCTTGGCTAGAGTCTGGGCTTGATATTGTTCGGTAGGAACTAAACTGTCAAAGAATCCCATAATTGTCTTTCATTAAATAACCACCGTTACCGTTCCTACGTTACCCGTTCCTGATACACCTTGAACATTAGCAGTGTTGGTCACTGTTGTGACACTGCCAACTGACCCAGTTCCCGAAACACCTTGTACATAAGCAAAATCTAACAAGACTATTTTTAAGAACTCGCCATCCCGAAAGACTGTGCCTTCTGGCAAATTGTACCCCGATGTCGGCAAATTTAATAGCCGTAACCCGTCTAGTTGCAAGGCAGCATTGGAATCGTTTTGCGTAAAGTAAAGCCTTAATGCCCCAATTAACTGCGCCATGTGTTGTTGGTCGTATTCGATTGGAGCCAGAGGTAAAGCTGGCGCACGGAACCGTTGCATTCCCATTATCTACGCCCATCAGGTCTGCCATCCAATCTAGGACTACCTAACTGCCATTGAACATTTAAGTCAGATGATTGAATCTGAATAGCCATCTGTCTAGCCCTAGCTCGCATAAAGATCTGCTCGGTAAAGACGTCTACCGAGGTCTCGATTATTGAGCCTGTCTCGGTGTTGGAATATGCATTGCCAGGAAAGTTCCGTGGTTTTATTAACATTGTGACCGCAGGCAAGGTGGCAGTCGACCCCGCAAAGTTAAGGTCAGGGATAATCCGTTTAGTCAGGATGAGCTGATCTCCGTCTACAAGATCAAAGTCTGATGATGCAATAAACGAAGTCATTGCCGTTGTGTCATCATTTAAACCCTGTTCATGGTTATAGATAATGCTGTCGGCAGTCATTGAAGTCTGGACTACAAGCTGGGAGATATTGACAGTATAAGTGCCTACCCCGCCTGTACCCGTGCCTAGAGCAGTAATCTTAGTGCCTGTAGCTACGCCAGTACCAGTAATGACTGAGCCAACTGCCAAAATTCCAACAGCAATAGCTGATACATTTAGGGTTGTACTGTTATTAAGAGAGCCTGTAAAGTAAGTTGCAGTTATTGCTTGAGGGTATTCCCTTAGAGACGAGTCTGACCATGCAGTGCGATCTATTGTGCCGTAGTACCAAATCTTCTCTAAATGGTTGTAAATCACATAGGCGTTATTAATTTGACTGTTTGCCGTTGGGTAAAACCACCAAATTTCATTCCATCCCTCGTTTGTTCCTGAGATAATCTGGTCGGCTTGATTGTAGTTAAGGTTCTCAAATACGTGATTTCTTAAGGTACATGGCAGAGTCTCTACCCGTCCGCCATAGGCATAGAACTTATCATGCCCCATCCAATAAGCCGTGTTATTAACAGTAACGACTGAGCGTGGGCTAAGGATTGAAATGTTATCAGAAAGCTCTTGAAGACCAAATACGTCCGTAGTGCCTAGAAACTGTAAAGAATTAAGAGTTCCCTCTGTATATACAAGGATCTCCTGACGAGTTGCTACGGCACAGACTATGGCAGAACCACGGGATACCCGTAAGAATCCTGCTGAATTAGTGACTAACGGAGTCCAGACATTAGGTTGGTCTTGGGTGGCAAAACGGATTAATAAGGGGTCTGCCGCTCCTCCCCCAAACGGTGTACAGCCAAAAGCCAACAAGTGTTTATCATTTTGCGAGACTAAGATTTGCATCGCCTGAGTAGGGACGTCAGCAGGAGCAATACCATCTATGGTTGTGGCAGACAACAAAGCGGCTCTAACTCCCACACCGCCAGAATACTTCCAATAAAAAATAGCTCCATCACGGATATTAGCCACTAAGTCATCGTCAAAGTTTTGTAAGAACCAATCTCGTTGTGCGCCAAATACAGGCGTAGCTGCTCCTAAACCCCAGCCAACCGTACCCCATGTACCTGCGCCCCAACCGTATCCAGCAACGCCGCCATCATTTCCTATATTGATTTGGAAGGCTGCGGTAATAGCAGAACCTCCACCTGAAGCCGAGGATGTAGCTGCCGTGGCTGCTGTAATAGTAAAAGAGTTGGCATCAATAAAAGTAATAATAAACTCAGTATTTAGGTTAGCCGCAGTAATCCCACCTACCGCTACAGCACCAGAGAACGTGACATAAGAACCCTCCGAAATACCGTGACCAGTAATAGCTACCGTAACCGTTTTAGAGCCACTAACCGTTGTAAAGCAGTTATTGGTCGCTGGAGATACAGAAGTAGCCCGTATTGGGGTAATGTCATATAAAGTTTGCCCTGCATCAATATAAAGTTTTCTAGACGTTCCCATAGCTAAGTAGTTATCCGAATCCGTGGTAATCCAATTAAAAACTTGCCTACAAGTACCTACTATGGTGTATAGACCATAACGTAGCCAGCCGCCTATCTTCTGTGGGTATCCTGAGCGAAAGCGAATTCTGTCACATTCAAACCAACCACCTTCATTGGTGTAGTTAGTCTGGTCTCTGTTTAAACCTGGCTTGAATTGTAGTTTCTGTAATGGCACGGGTTTACCCTTAGACGTATTGACGTGTTCCTGATTTGTCAATGATAAGGGCTTGCCGTCTTGGTGTCATGTCTTTTGTGTTAGGCACTGAGATATGTGTCCAGCGGTCAAATTCTCGAATGAGCTGATCGTAGCCAATACCAGAGGCAATCACCGCTTTGACTACTTCATCTGGCGTCATGCCTGGAACACGAATGTCAGCAGCGCAACCTATGCGATGTTGTGAGGTGTTGCGACTTCCAACGGCTGTATTCACGGCTTCTGAACGAAAGGCAGAGTTAATCATCACAGGCTTACCACCCAAAGCAGTTTTTACCTGTTCTAAGAACTTAGCAAGTCGAACTAAATTAGCTAACTCGTCAGCATTGGGCGTGTTATCAAACTGACGGTGGTCAGTAGTCGTTAGTTCTTCTAAGCTGAAATGTAGGCTAAGGGGTGTCATTTTTCTTACTCTTCATATCCATAATCTTCTCAAGAGTACGTCCGCCAAAATAGAAGGACATGATTAACATACCCCACTGCCCAAGCAGTTCTACATAGGGTTGATGCACATTCATTTCAAACGCACTCATAATTGCAAAAGATGCATATACAACCAAAATAAATATAAGCGTTCCTGGACGGATGTTCTTAGATAGCCACGAGTCTGAACTCATGTCCGCTTCTTGGCGCTTAGTGAGTTCTTGGGCTTCTATATTGTCAGCGTTAAGTTCAGCTAATCTGCCTTCTTGTTGCATCTGTAAGAGTTCTTTTTGAGCCTTTGCCTTGGCTTCAGGGTCGGGAATAAACTTGTCTAAGACCTTCATTCCCACATCGACTAGTGCCATTAACGGTAACATATTATTTCCACCTTCCCCAAGTACATTCGTACGCTATCCAAGTTGCAAATATGTAACACAGTGCCATAACGCTTTTCATTATCCGTCTATCGCTTTGCTCCAAATACTTATCACGCTTCTCTTCCCACTGCTTTCTAGCTTTAATGCCTTGTATCTCATCCCAAGCGTGACTGCCATACTTCTTAGTAATTTCGTGTTTAATCTTTTCTTCGGACTCTTTGGCTAACATCAGCCTTTGAAACTCATCTACTGCTTCAATAATTGTTGTGGTATCAGCGTTAACAACCCTTGAATTCTTCCTTGATGCCGCCCTTTCTTTTGCCGCCTTATCCGCTACCGCCAGTACACCATCAATTGCTTTACTAAGTTCTTCTGACGCTTTTACAGACTCATTAAGAGTCTTTGTGACCTGTTTTGTGCCATCTATAATTCCAAAAGGATCGGGCATGATTCAATTTAAAATACCTCTCCGCCAGCGGCAGGAACTGAAGTTGCATGAATCGAGATGTGCTGTCTAAGGTTTAAAGGCGCATTGCAGTCTGAGCAAACATCGGCTTGTAGCTCGGCTTCATCTAAGTCGTAACCACACGCCGAACACACCACTTCTATTTCGTGGTGCGGCTCAATTAGTCCACCTTCTAGTGTGCGGGCGGGAATGGTCTGTTTCATGGCAAGGTTGCAATGTACGCACTAGCCTGTTCTTGTGTCATCACATTCCCATCGGCATCTTGCAGTTCTGCACCAGCTAAGACTTCTTTTTTGAAGGTTTGGTAGTCGGTGTTGGCTGGGTCAAATAAAAACGATGTATTGGTTTCTAAATTCAGAGCAACATCTGTTGCGCCCAATGGGTTATANACTAATTTATACATTTATAGCTCCGCTGAAAAAATAAAGTAATCGCTAGTTGCAGACAGATAAATATTAGTGGTAACTCCAGCAGTTAAACCGTGTCCAGTTTTTGCCATATCTATCCATGAATTTAAAAGATCACCAGGTCCAGAAACTGTTGGAGTCCATCCAGTACTATTAGCTCCATTTACTGATACTCTTGGTGAACCAAAAACAGTTAAAGAAACCCCCGCTCTCATTGACACAGGGTTTGGTATTGGTCCAAAAATAATTGTATTTCCATCTGCGTACAAGCCAGGTCCATTTAAATATGAAGCAGCATTTCCACCATATTTCCACGCATAGCGTTGGCAAAGGCTTAATTCGTTAGTGTACTGTCTGTATTCAAATGAAGTAGCACTACTTCCTACCTCTAGCTGAACTCCTGTGATGTAGAAAGTTGCTCCGTTTGTGGCTACTACGGATACTGCTCCTGTGGCTGAAGCAAAATATGTTGAACCCCAAGCACCAGCAGTTCCGCTTACTGTTGCGCCAGCACCTAAACAAAAAGATAAATATATTCCTGTTCCATTAGTTGTAAGCCAAGTTCCAGTTGTATCGCCAGCAATAGTTACGCTAATAGCTGTCCAAGTGTTTGCAACTGGGATGGAATAAGTAAATGGATATACACGATTTAAACTTGAATTTGCTAATATACCGCCAAAAGTTCCAGTTAAAGATGACCGAACCCAAGCCGACAATGTAATTGTTTTAGCATTAGCCGTTCCCCATCCTAGGTCGGCAACATTAAATCCTTCTATTTTTTGAATTAACTCATATTCATCGCTTGTTCCAACAGTAGTTGCGGCAGATGAAGTTGCACCTAAATAATTTGTAAACCCTACTGGTGGAGTGACTGAAGCGGCATTTTGCTGAACAGTAAACTTAGAAGCTAATGTTCCGTAACCAATCCATCTATCTAATGTATATGTATTTGTAGCGGCTGGAATCGTAACACTAGCACCAGCGTTCCGTTGGTCCAAAACCATCGCCCCGTTTATGATGCGGTTGATGAATGGTTTTGTAGAACTTGTTTGTGCCGAGCCATCAGAGAAAGTTATAGATGGCGAACTGCCGTTAATGATTGTGGTCACTATTTCACCTCTATTTGTTTTAACTGCTCAAGCGTTGTGGCTTGGTCAGCTAGTTGGGTAATATCTCTTAGCCGTTGTTTCTCAGCTACGATAGCTGTGGTGTCTGAACCCGACTCTAACGCTCTTTGAAACGCTACATCTTGAGCCTGTAATAAAGGTGTACGCTCTGCTCTTAGGCGGTCTTTAGTAATCGCCTTGGCTTTGGTCATATTTATGGTGATACTCATGCTGTGTACTCCCATGCGTTACGAAATGTTCTATCCGATGGAATATCGCTACCATCTACAATTTTGTATGGTTTGCCTTGTGGTACATCTTTGGCGGCAAGTTCTTCAATAGTATGTGTTTTAAGATACTCAGGTGTTGGTATCAAAATAGATACACCGCCATTATCGTTAGGGTAAATAACTCGTTTGTTCATTTTTTGTCCAATTATCTAAATACAGAAACTCTAACAAAACTAGTATCTATTGGTGAGCCTTGAAATCTAAAAACAGTCATTGAAAATGCAGTAGTTGTTGGTGAAGCAAGTGCCGTATTATTGGCATCAGTAACAATAAAGTTTGCATCTGATGTACCAGGAACGCTACTAACACTTACATTAGCACTATAGTTTGCATCAGGCATTGCAGTTGTAAAGTTAATAGCGTATGCACCAGTACCATTGTCAGTAATAGAACTTACATTGCCACTAGCACCAATAGCTGGAGTACCCGTACCATTAAAATTTACCCATGCACGACAGCCGTATGCAGTAGCAACAGAGCCGTAACCTGAGTTGAATTTAAAGTTTGCACTAGAGTCAAACTGACCAACAGCAGTACCACCTTCAGCAAAGTCTATAGTATCTGCGGCTGAGAAAAAAATGCCTGTATTGGTATCGCCTGTGGTAGTGATTGCTGGAAGTGCGGCTGTACCAGCTACAAAAGCCACTCGCTGTGAAGTATCAATAGTTACCGCAGTAGTGCCGTTATTAGTAGCTAACTGTAATGAGCCTGAGTTATCACCTGTTACTGTTACCCCAGCAGTTGTAGTGGAATTTATAATTGATGCCATTATGACACTCCCTTCGGATACTTAGCCTTGACCGCCAAGCAGTCAGCAATGTATTTATCAATCTGCGCTTGGTCACCCTTTACTACACCATCAATGTAATCGGTGATGGGTGGGTATTCTGATGCTCTTTTAGCAATATAAGCATGAGCATCTACATAAGCCTGTACTGCGACTTTATCGTATGCGACTTCGTTGCCGTCTGCATCGTAGGCTACATCGCCATGAATAACGACAATATTAGGGTATAACTTTAAAATTGTTTGCTCAATAATCATCCTGCAATCTCCATTAAAGTTAATGTGGAATTTGTAGATTCATCACCTAGTTGAGCGTTTCCTGAATCATTTACATTTAAAGCGCACGACAAACCAGTATCAGACCTGAATTGTAATTTGTAAGTTACAGATGATGTTGTTGATGGAGAATCTATGAATATAATAGTCTGACTACCGCCAATAACCCCAGCATTATTAAATGGTTGATAATCACCGCCATGAGCAATATCAGTTGAATTTCTTAAAAGTCTTATTAAAATGTTTTCGTTTTGTGAAGCATAAAGACCATTTAATGAAGCAAGAATCAAAATTCTACTGCTAGTTGATGAAGGAGTAATTGACACAGACATCCCTGTAAAATCTGTAAATGTTATTGTTGTAAAATTTATCTGAGTGAAAGTAACAGCCTGTGCTGGAACTTGTATCACATTACCAGCTTTAGGTGATGTATCTGTGAGAACATTTCCTGTAACTGCTGGTAAGGTTAATACAGTAGTACCAGCAACGGCTGGTTCTTGTAATGTAACGCTACCTGAAGTTGAACCTACTAAAACAATAGACATTATTTACTCCTTTTGTTTATTTTAGTGGTTTTCATCTTACAATACCACCCATCTTTGACCTGCTCCGATAGTGACTACAGCACCACTATTAATCGTAATTGGTCCCACTGAGAAACCGTTTTTGTTAGCTGTAAACGTATAACTAGAAGTAATTGTGACGTTATTTTCATAAATACATC